GAACGTCTTCCTGAACGTCGGAAACAAAGGCGATCGCAGCGCCTACACTCGCGCAGTGACGCCCCGATTGCTGCAATATACCGAATTGGAAGGTCTTTACGAGGGCGACGGGTTTGCCCGACGAATCATTGACCTCCCTGCTGAGGAAATGGTGCGGGCTGGTTACGACATCGAGGGCGTGGAAGACGACGGTGATGTCCGTGCGGAGCTGGAGAACATCCAAGCCCTGGAAAAGCTGTGCGACGCGATGCGCTGGGCCAGCCTTTACGGTGGCTCCATTGTGGTCATGCTGGTGAATGACGGTGGCCTGCTGGAAGACCCGCTCCAAGTTGAGAAATCGAAGTCCCTTGAGCAGTTGCGCGTCTATGACCGCTGGCAAGTTACGCATTATCGGAAGTACCTTGACCCGAATGACATGCGCTTCGGCAAGACGGAGCTTTACATGGTGTCGCCTATCGAGGGAACACCGTACATCGTGCATGAATCCCGCTGCCTTGTGTTCGACGGTGTTCCTGTACCTGACCGCGTGCGCGAACGGAATGACAGTTGGGGCGCCAGCAAGCTGCAACAGTGCTATGATCAGCTGACACGCTTTGGCATGTCACACGTCTGGGCCAATGCACTGCTGGAACGTGCTCAACAGGCTGTCCATCGGAATCCCCGAACTGACAAACCTGCTTCGCGCTCCTGGCGGTGAAGCACTGGTTCGCAAGCGTGTGGATCTGGTGGATATGACCCGCTCGATCAATAACACGATTGTCATTGACGCTGCTGAGTCGTACGATCTCAAAAGTACCCCGCTCACAGGTGTTGCAGACATTGTGGATCGCTTGGGGCTCGCTTTGAGCGCAGTGACTGGCATACCTGAGTCCCTGCTCTTTGGTCGGCAGCAGAAGGGCCTGGGCACCAACGGCCAAGGTGATCTTGAGAACTGGTATGCAAAGATCGGTCAGGAACAGAACAACATTCTTCTGCCCGCACTCGACAAGCTGGTGACGGTGCAGCTCTACGTCATGGGTAAGTATGTGGATGACTACCTTATCAAGTTCAACCCGCTGTCTGTACCTTCCCGCAAGGACACAGCGGAGACCGATTACAAGCGGGCTCAGACATTCGAAATCCTGAACAACATCGGCGCCCTGGATGCAAGCGAGATTCGCAAGATGCTTCCAGATGAGGGTTACGACATTGACGACGTCGATACCATGCCTGAGACGGAAGTTGAACCGCCTGAGGATACTGTGGTCACTGGTGCGAAAGTAGGCGAAGGTAATGGCCAAGAAAACGACCTTCAACAATCCTGATTCGCAGGAGCGGGAATATACTCGCTATCTGCTGAAGTATTCGAAGCAATTGCAGGCGAACGTGAATCGCGTGCTGTTGCCTCGCATCGACGATATCATACTTCAGTTCAAAGTTGAAACACGGACGGACAGTTGGATCGATACGCTCGACGCACTCATTGCAGAGCTGGGCGTGCTGGCACTGGAGGCTGCTGGTGCAGTATTCACAAAGCTGCCCGGACTATTCACAGCGATTAGCAGGTTCAACGAGGGTCAGTTCAAGATGGTCGTGAAGGCGAATACCGGCCTTCCCCTGCCCCCTGTTATGCCCGGGGCACCGTCGAGCGCAATACTGGGCGTGAATGTGTTCCGCAGCGAACCGTTCTTGAAACCGCTTGCCGAGGGATGGATCAGCGAGAACACTGCGCTCATCAAATCTTTACCGACACGTCTGCACCCTGAGCTCGAAGGTATTATTCGACGCGGTGTAATGAACGGGCAGTCTGTAAAAGACATCAAAGACCAGATCAAGTCCCGTTACGGCGTCACCGACTATCGTGCCAAGCTGATTGCACAAGACCAGACGCTGAAACTGAATGCTGACCTTACCCGTTACCGCTTGCAGAGTGTGGGCGTGGAAGAGTATGTGTGGCGCAGTGTGCAGGACAGCCGCGTAAGGCCCGAGCACGCAGAGCGCAACGGTAAAACCTATTCCTGGAAGGAAGGTCCGTCGAATGGATCGCACCCTGGACAGGAAGTGCGGTGTCGTTGCCGGGCTGAGGCAATATGGGACGAAGGTTGATGAATCAATGCCTTTACTTTATGATTCAACCCCGCATATACTCCTGACCATGGAAGCGATCCGATATGACCGTAGTGCAATCAAAGCCACTCGCACAGACGAGGGGTATTTGATTGACACGCCGATCGTTGGCCGAACTGGTATTCAGCTCTATAAGAATGCCGATGGCACGATTCGGCGCGAATTGCGTCCGCCCGAGGAAGTCTTTAAGGCGGACTCGTTGGCCACATACTCCGGGAAGCCCATTACTGATGAGCATCCAGGCGAACCTGTTACTGCAAAGAACGCGAAGCGGTTGTCCGTTGGTGTTATGCAGGAAGCGGGCAAGCAAGACGGCGACAATGTGGTTGCACCGATCACCATCTTCGATCAGGAAATGATCGACAAGGTAATGAACGGCGGCAAGCGTGAATTGTCGCTCGGGTACAAAGTCGATCTTGAAGAGACTCCTGGTGTGTGGAACGGCCAGGAATATGATGCGATCCAGCGTAACATCCGGGTCAATCATCTTGCAATCGTTCCACGGGGCCGTGCGGGAAATGCACGCCTCAATCTTGATCGGCATGATGCCGTTTTATTTAACCCTGAAGAGGAAATTGGTATGCCCACTGATAATCTTGGCCGTATTCGGCTGGATAGTGGCCTTGAATATCAGGCCGCTCCCGAGGTCATTCATGCGTTTGAAAAAGCACGTGATGACAACGCCGAACTCACTACCCGCGTCGATGAGCTGCACAAGCAAATCGACACCATCGCCGCTGAACGCGACACCCTGAAATCGCAGGTTGAATCTGCGGACAAGGTTCGCGCTGATGCACTGGCTACCGCTCGCGCTGAAGTCAAGGCCCGCGCTGAACTGGACAAGGTTGCTGAAACCTTTAAGGTTGATGGCGCTGGAAAGACTGACCGCGAGGTCAAGGAGCTGGTCGTTAAGACCATTCGCGCAGACGCTGACTTCGCTGGTAAGTCGGACGACTATGTCAATGCTTCGTTTGACCTCGCGGTCAGTATGAAGAAAGACGACGCAATGGCAGCGCAGCGTCAAGCCGGTGCCCCCCGTAACGACGGCAAGGACGACAAGTCCGAATCCGGCAGTTACAAGGGCTTCATGTCTCAACTCGGTAACAAGGAGCAGAAATAATGCAGACCACGATTAGCCAATATGGCGCACCCGCTTTCAAGGGTATGCTTGACGGGATTGGCCCCCGCAACGTCCGCAGCTATGCGGCAGAAGAAATCATCCCTATCGCCTATCCGGTGAAGCTGGGCACCTCCCCTGAAAAGGAAGTGTTGAAAGCTACCGCTGGCGCTGGTGCAATTGGTTTCGCTTTGCACGACTACGCACGCGAACAGAACGGCTCCGGTGTGGTGCAGTATGCAGCCCTGGAAACCGTATCGGTGCTGACCGCTGGTCGCATGTGGGTTCCGACCTCCGACGCTGTGGTTGCTGGTGCTACCGCCAACCTGACCGTCGCTGACGGTACGCTGACTGACGCCGCTGTGGCAGCAGGCATCGAAGCCTTCACGCAAATCAGCGTGAAGTTCCTAACCGCTACGACCGGCGCTGGTCTGGCACTCGTGGAGATCAAGTAACCATGAACAAAGATCAAATGAAGTATGACGCCGCCGATCTGCGCGTGATTGAGAACTCGGGTCGCTTTGATGCGAACGAGTCCATCTTCTTCGCCCGCCAGTTGGAGTTCGTCAAGTCTCAGACGTACGACATCAAGCGTGTCGCACTGAACGCTCTGACGCTGATGCCTGTCTCTACCGCCATCCCCGAAGGTGCAACGACGCACACTTACCGCCAGTTCGACACCGTCGGCATGGCGAAGGTGATTGCCAACTACGCCAACGACCTGCCTCGCGCCGACGTGACTGGTAAGGAATTCACCAGCCCCATCCGTTCGATCGGTAACGCCTACGGCTACAACGTCCAGGAAATCCGCTCGGCCATGTTTGCCGGTGTGAATCTGAACGGTAAGAAGGCAATGGCTGCAACTCGTGCCCACCAGGAAAAGATCAACATCCTAGCTTTCAGCGGTGACGCTGACCACGGTTTGCCTGGCCTGCTGTCGAACACGAACGTCCCGGAAGTGACTATCGCTGCTGACGGTACTGGTTCGTCCAAGACCTTCGCCAGCAAGACCGCTGACAAGATCGTTCGCGACATCAACTCCTTGATTAACAAGGTGATCACTCAGTCCAAGGGTGTGCATAGCGTGAATCAAGTGTGGTTGCCTATCGAGCAATACGCACTGATCGCAACCACGCAAAACAGCGCGGCCAGCGATACGACCGTTCTGGAGTTCTTGCAGAAGAACCATCCGGGCGTCGAGTTCAAGCAGGTTGTCGAAATGGACGGCGCTGGTGCAGGCGGTGCAGACCGTATGTACGCCATGGAAAACTCCATGGAAAACTGGCAGCTTGAAATTCCGATGATGATCAAGCAGTACAGCCCGCAGCAGAAAGGCCTGGAGTTTGAAGTCCCGGTCGAATCCCGCTTCGCTGGTGTGATCATTGAGTACCCGCTGGCCTTTGCGTTCGCCGACGGTATCTAAGTAAAATGGGCGGGGCTGGCGCAAGCTGGTCCCGTCTATTAACTTCTGGAGAATGAAATGAAAGTCAAGAACGTATCTGCACGACTGCATCATGTCGGCAACGTATCCATCGCCCCGGGCGAGGAAAAAGAGATTCCCAAAGCCTTCGAGAACTCGATCAACAAGAACGATCTCGTAGAAGTCAAAGCCGTCGCTCCTGCACCGGCTGCGAAACCGACCGCACCGAAGCCTGGCGCCCCTGTGGCCCCTGTGGCACCTGTTGCTCCTGCACCGGCTGCTGAATAATGACCCCGCTCGAGTATTTCCGGATCTTGGCTCCTGAGTTTGCAAGTGTCGCTGACGCGACTGTGCAGACTTGGCTGACTATGGCCGGAAGTCTCGCGAATACGGGTTGCCTGGACGCAGAGCGTGCGGCAATGGCGTTGGCGCTGTACGCGGCGCACATGCTGCGCCTTACCCAGACTCAGGGCAGTGGTGGCAGCGTGGCCCTGGGCCCCGTTACAAGCGAGCGGGAGGGTGATCTGCAACGTACCTATGGCGCACTGAAGGGCAGCGACAGCTGGCTCGGGCAGACTCCATACGGTCAGCAGTACATTGACATCACGAGAGCTTGCTTTGGTGCAGGCATTATGACGCGAGTTGAGCCATGGTAGTAATCGACCGCGACCTAGGCTGGAAAGCGATCAAGCGAGAGCTCGAGCGTGCCAAAGGTCGTGAGGTCGCAGTCGGTATTCTGCAAGGGTCGGTTGATAGCGAGGGGGCGTCTATTGCTGAATACGCTACCTATAACGAATTCGGAACTGACGACGTTCCTTCGCGCCCCTTTATGGCAATGAGCTTTGACGAGAACAAAGCTGACATTGAAACTGACTTCACCCGTCAAAGTAAGGCGATTGTCGAGGGTAAGCGCACAGCTGATCAGGCGCTGACCGTCATTGGGCAGAAGCACGCTGCACGAGTGCAGAACACAATTACCGGGCGTGACATCACCCCGAAGCTGGCGGACAGTACCATCAAAGCGAAGGGCTCCACGAAGACCCTCGTTGATACTGGTGCGATGACGAACGCTGTTCAAATAGAACTGCGAGGTCGCACATGAGTTTCCGTAAGCTGAAAGACATCCTCAGGGAATCGTCTGGAACATATACGAACGGCAAGTGGATCGCTGGCGCCCGCTCTGCATTGACCACACTTGCGTCGGCGCAACCTGTGGTCATGGGGCAGGATATGCACGCGCTCCCTGAAGGGCGCCACCTGTCCGACTTCATTAAGATTTACACTTCCGACCGCTTGCCTGTAACGGCAGACGGGGAAGGTGTGCAACCTGACATCCTCGTTCATGAGGGTTACGGTTACGAACTGGTCAGCATCTTCGCGAATCAGTCTGGGGTGATCAGTCACTTCAAATACATTGCGGTGAAGGTGTTCAAATTCACAACGACTGCCGACTGGTTATCCGGCGCATTGAAGAGGCCCTAAATGGCAAGACAACATCAACGCAGCAGTCCCGCCATTCGGCAATGCCACGACCGCTGGTGTGACGCGAAAACTTTGCAACGGCAAAGGCGGAAATTGAAACCCTGCAACGGCAGATCGGTTTCGTGGATTACAACGACGCAGCAACTGGCGTGACGCCTATTGCTGTGGGCGTCAGTACATGGGTGAAGCTCACGAACGATAAGCTGGGCCCCAACACAAAGATTGACGCACTGCCTGAGGGTGTAACAAACCTCTGGAACAACGTCACGAATCAGTTGGTGCTTACGGAACTCCCTGTCAATGCGATGGTTGAAGTTCGTGCTGACCTTGTCGTGACGACAACTGCTGCCAACCAGATTGTCAAGTTTCGAACACTGTTTGCAATTGGGAATCCTATTCAGTTTGACGTAGAGGGTACTGCAAACCAGTTCAAGACAGCGGGTGCCCAGAAAGTCGTTCTTAACGGTGCCTTCTACATTGGATCAGATCCGGTGCGGTTGAACCCCGCGGAGTTCCAACTGTGGTCAGACGCCGCTTGCACAGTGCGCGTCAATGGCTGGTATATCCGCATCATCAAATTCTTGGGAGCTTAAACATGCCTGCCAAAGTCGTTGAATGCACCTTGAACGGTGTGAAGGGTTTCAAGTCCGAAACGGGTGGCACTTGCTACACAGGCCCGGGCTCCCGCGAGAAAGCGGTCGCTCAAGTAACTGCGATCAATATCAGCACGGCCAAGAAGGAAGGCAAGTCCTGGGCCACAAATCTGCCGGCTAAGAAATGACCACACTCAAGGACACGATCTACACGCTGCTCAAGGCGACCATTGGCGCCGAGACACTGGTCTTTGCTGACCAGAATGCGCCGCGCCCACCGTTGCCCTATTGGACAATGAGGCTCACTGTGCAACGTGCGATCGGTTCCGACACATACAGCCAAGGGACGACAGACCTTGGCGACCTGACTATCATGGGAACTCGCGAAGCCACGGTAATGGTGCAGCGGTACGGGGATGACTCCGATACCAAGTGCGCTGACCTGCGCGACGAGTTTTCAAAGACCTCTATCATGGAGTCATGGCAGCTTGCTAAGATTGCCCTTTATGATATTGGTGACGTAAAGAACATTCCATTTCCGCTCGATAAGAGCCAATTGGAACCGCGTGCAAGTCTAGATCTGTTTGTACGCTTTGGAACGGAGCTACTCGACCGCGTCGGTATCATTGAACAAGTTGATATGACTGGCACGTTTGATGGCAACGTAGAGCTGATCCAAACGGTCAGCGTCGTGTTATAGTAAGCCTGATTTGATACTAAGGAGTTCCAGATGGCGTCCCTTGACGATATTGTTTCTGTAAGCATTGCGCTCCAGACGACTGGTGTGACGCGAGGCGACTTCGGTACTCCGATGATCGTTGCCCCGCTGATGACCTTCCCTGAGCGTGTTCGTGTCTATACCAGCTATGCAGCAGCAGCTGAAGATGACCTTCCGCCCAACTTGCTGACCGCGCTGTCTGACTGTTTTGGTCAAACTCCGCGGACCCCGTCAAGTCAAGGTCGGTCGTCGTGCAGTGCTGAAGGCTGTGGTGGAAGTTGCGTCCCTGATTGCTCTGGGCACCTATTCCATCAAAGCTGACGGTCAGACTTATTCCTACACGGCTGACGCTACGCCTACCAAGGCTGAGATCGTTGCGGGGTTGGCGCTTGCTATCACGGGCGACACAGACGAAACGATCACCGCTACTGTGGTCGGTGACACGCTGGAAATCGCGTGGATCAGCACTGTGGGCGCTGTCGATCTTGTGTCGAACCTGCAATGGGGCACCATCACCCCGCTGGCCGCTGCTTCCGCTGTTGCAGACGACCTGTCCGCAATCCTTGATGAGGATTCGAACTGGTACGGTCTGGTGATGGTTGAGCGTACCAAAGCAGACCAGCTCAAGGCAGCTGAATGGACTGAAGCGAATGAAAAGTTGTTCATCACTGCAACTAACGAAGCTGACGTCCTCAACCCTGCACTGACTACCGACCTGATCAGCGTGCTGAAGGACACCCGCTATTATCGCACGGCGGTTCTGTTCCACACGAACGCGGCTACTGAGTACCCTGACGCAGCCTGGGCCGGTCGTGTATTCACCATCCAGCCTGGCGCTGAAACTTGGGCGCTGAAGAGCCTCGCAAGCGTAACGCCCAGCCCGCTGACCGGAACACAGAAGCAAACTGTGGTCAATAAGGGCGGCAACACGTTCGAATTCTACCAAGAGCAAATCGCTCTGACGAATCCGGGCAAGGTTGCAGCGGGTGAGTGGATTGACGTGATCCGCTTCCGCGACTGGTTGAAAGACACCATCCAGACTAACATGGTTCAGATGATGATCAACCGTGACAAGGTGCCTTACACCGACGCAGGCATTCAGCTCTGTGTCAATAACCTGCGGAAGTCCTTGAAAGAAGGTCAGAACGTGGGCGGTATTGCACCGGAGGAACTGGATGCACAAGGTAAGTCTGTTCCGGGCTTCACCATCACTTACCCGCGTTCCGCTGAACTGTCTTCGACCATCAAGGCAAGTCGCATCCTGGACCTGAGCTTTACCGCTCGTCTGGCTGGTGCGATCCATGTGGTCGAGATCAGCGGTGCATTGGCTTACGAACTTTAAGGAGAGCATAAATGGCCGCAGTTTTGACAGGTTCTTATGATCCGGCACAAGTGATCGTCACCGTTGGTG